TATCTATAGCTATGGATTTTTAGATGTCATCAGTTAATCGTTCTACTCAGCATCTGTTCTCTCAGATTCCTTCGACTCAGATTCCTCGATCGGTCTTTGACCGTTCTCATGGTTATAAGACAACTTTTAATTCTGGTTATCTTGTACCTTTTTATGTTGATGAAGTACTTCCTGGCGATAGCTTTAAGCTGACAGCTACTTTGTTTGCTCGTTTGGCTACGCCGATTGTCCCTTTCATGGACAATCTTTATTTGGAGACTTTTTTCTTCTTTGTTCCCAACCGCCTTGTTTGGGACAACTGGCAGAAGTTCAATGGTGAACAGAAGAATCCAGATGATTCAACGGACTTTTTGATTCCTACTGTTTCCGGCACGAATGTTCAGAATCAGACCCTTTGGGATTACTTTGGTCTTCCGACGAATGTCAATAAAGCATTGAAAGTAAATGCGCTTCCTTTTCGCGCTTACAATTTGATTTTCAATGAGTGGTTTAGAGATGAGAATCTTCAAGAATCTTTGAAAGTTCCGACCGGCGATGGTCCAGATAATCTGACTGACTATAACCTTGTACGTCGTGGTAAGCGTCATGACTATTTCACGTCATGTTTGCCGTGGCCGCAAAAGGGACCTGGCGTGGAGATTTCGCTTGGTGGCAAAGCGAAGGTTACTGGCGATATCACTCTTGCGGCGCAGTACGGTTCGTTTCATGGTGATAACGGTATCACTTCTGTTTCCAATTGGTCTAACGCTTATCCTGTTAATTTTACTGACCCTGTCGTTTTAGGTACGAAGGATCAGCGTTGGCCTGATGTTCCTAAATCCTTTCCTTTAAAACTTACTGCATCTAACCCTTCGGATCCAGGTTTAATTTCTTTTTATGCTGGTCGTGGTCTAGTTTTACATGACAATATGTTCGCTGATTTGTCTAGTGCTTCTCCGATTTCGATCAACGATCTTCGCCAAGCTTTCCAGATTCAAAAGCTCTATGAACGTGATGCTCGCGGTGGTACGCGCTACACAGAGATCTTGCGTTCGCACTTTGGCGTAATCTCGCCTGATGCGCGTCTCCAACGTCCTGAGTACCTTGGTGGTTCATCTGCTCGCATTTCGGTCAATCCTGTGCAGCAGACTTCAGCTACGAATGAAACGACTCCTCAGGGTAATCTTGCGGCATATGGTGTTTGTTCAGATTCCTTCCATGGATTCTCTAAGTCTTTTGTTGAGCACGGCTACGTTTTTGGCTTTGTGAATGTTCGTGCTGACCTGACTTATCAGCAAGGTCTGAATCGCATGTGGTCTCGCCAAGGCAGGTTCGACTTTTACTGGCCTGTGCTCGCTCATCTTGGCGAACAGGCTGTTCTCAACAAAGAGATTTATGCGCAAGGTACTGCTGATGATGACAATGTTTTTGGCTATCAAGAGCGTTATGCTGAGTATCGCTATTACCCTGGACAGATCACAGGTAAGTTCCGCTCGACCGATCCTCAGCCTTTGGATTCTTGGCATTTAGCGCAGAAGTTCAGCTCTTTGCCAACGCTTTCGTCTCAGTTTATTCAAGATAATCCGCCTGTTGAGCGCGTAATCGCTGTTCAGAACGAGCCGCAGTTCCTTTTTGATTCATACATTCGTTTGAAGTGTGCTCGTCCGATGCCTGTTTACTCAGTGCCTGGCTTGGTTGATCACTTCTAAGGAGTTGTTATGGCTTTAGTTATTTGGCTTGCAGTTGTTGGCACAGTTGTTGTTTTTGCTTTAGGGCAGTAATTATGGGTTTTCCTTGGTCTGAAGCTATTGGCGGTGCTGCCAATTTAGGTGGTTCTGCACTTTCGGCTTATTTTAGCTGGAAGCATCAGAAAGAAGTTATGCAGAATCGGCATCAGTGGGAAGTTGCTGATATGCGTAAAGCTGGTCTCAATCCGATTCTTTCTGCTGCAGGCGGTTCTGGCGCTCCTGGTAATGCACCTACGATCGTTGCGCCTGATGTTGCTGGCGCTATGAAGTCTGGTGCTGAAGCGTCAACTCAGCGCTCTGAGAAGAGTTTGAAAGATGCTCTTGAGAAACAGACTTACGTTCAGAATTCTGCTCTGCAGGCTGATGCTGGTTTGAAGCGCGCTCAGGCTGTTGCTTCTGATAGTTCTTCTAATTTGATGTGGTCTCAGACCAAGGGTCAAGAGATTGCTAATAAGATTCAAGAAGAGAATTTGAAGCAAGCGAAATTCATGACTCAGAATTCTGCTATTGCTTCTGAGAAGCAGAAGTTAGTTTTTGATTATATGAAAGAGCACTCTAGCGCTTGGAAGTTTGGCCAGTGGATGAATTTGATTAATCCTTTTAATTCGACTGCGCCGCTTACAAATTCCGCTGTTGGTGCCGCTCATCTTGCGAAATGATAGATACGATCTTAAAGTTCATTAATGTTTTGCTGAACTCTGGTTCAGCTATTTGGGAGGCCTTTAAGGCTGTTAAGAAACTTTTTAAAAAGTGAGGTTTATATGTCTCGTCGTCGTCATAAGCTTTCTCGTAAGGCATCTAAGCGTATTTTCCGTAAAGGTGCATCACGTACGAAGACTTTGAATACTCGTGCTACGCCTATGCGCGGCGGTTTTCGCATTTAAGCGTTAACCCTGGTTACCTGCCGCGGTCGTCATAGTTATCATTTTGAACATCTCAATTTCATTTGGAACTGCGCTATGGCTACTGCGGCTTTTCGGCTTACTCTTAAAGATTTTGGCGTCTGCTGGCTTATCCCTGGTGAAGAAAGCTATGTTGGTCGTCGCAAGTTGGTGACCTGGACGCTTTATCGCGATCGCCCTTGGGTCGCTCTTTGTTCATTTCAGGTTCGTTTTCGCTCTTCTCGTGAGACGATTCTTCGTGAGCTTCATATTGCGTGTCTTGAAAAATGCCTTGCTTTCACCCGATAACGGCTTATCGACTCGCTGGATCTAAGACTAAAGACGGTACTCGCAGCGCTGTAACCTTTGATCCTTCGAAGGCTATTCCGTTTTCTGAGTTTAAGATTCCTTGCGGTCAATGCATTGGCTGCCGTCTTTCTAAGTCTCGTGAATGGGCCGCTCGATGTGTTGTTGAAGCTAAGTCACATAAGAACAACATGTTTCTTACGTTGACTTATGACGATGCTCACTTGCCTGAAGATGGCTCACTTCATTACGAGCATTTTCAGCTGTTCATGAAGCGCATGCGTAAATACTTCATGAGCCGTTTTGGTCAACAGCTTCGCTTTTTTATGTGTGGCGAATATGGCGATAAGCTTGGCCGCCCTCACTATCATGCAATTATTTTTGGTGTGACCTTTGTTGATAAACAGCTCTGGTCGATTCGTCGAGGCAATAACTTATATCGTAGTCGTACGCTTGAGAAACTTTGGCCTTATGGCTTTAGCTCGATTGGTTCAGTCAACTTTGAGACTGCCGCTTATGTCGCTCGTTACGTTACGAAGAAAATTACAGGCCCTTTGAAGCTTGAGCATTACGACGGTAAGGTTGCTGAATTTTGTCATTGCTCGCTTAAACCTGGCATTGGTCATGACTTTTGTGAAAAGTACATGACTGATATTTATACTAATGATCGACTTATTCTTAGCGAGAAGATTATGATGAATCCTCCAGCTTATTTTGATAAGTTGTTGGAGCGTTCTGATATTGTTCGTTATGAAGAGATTAAGCGTCTTCGCGAAAAGCGAGGTCGTGATTTTGAAGATACTGGCGAAGCTTCGCCGCAACGTCTCTCAGTTCGTGAACGCGTCCAAGAACTGAAAGCCGCTAAACTCAGACGCGTTATGGAAGAGAATCAATCATGATCCTTAAGGTTTTTTCCGTTTTCGACTCTAAACTTCAGGTTTTTAATACGCCGTTCTTCAGCCGTTCTGCAGCTGATGCATCTCGGTCTTTCTCTGATCTCGTTCGTGACAGTCGTACTACTGTAGGTCAGCATCCCGATGATTTTTTCTTGTATGAAATTGGTCAGTATTCTGATGAAACTGGAGAGCTTGTAGCTTCTGCTCCGACCCAGATTGCCGCTGCGACAGCTTTTGTATCTGCGATTGAGGACGCTAAAGCGGCCGCGCCTGCGCCGTCCGCAGTCTAAGTACAGACGCGGCCGCAACACGGAAATTCTTTTAATCAGTCCTTGCGCAGTGCGAGGACTTTTTTATATGGAGCTTATATGAAGTTCAAAATTAATCACACAAACGCTACTGCCGAAGGCATTGTCTTTACTGAACCGTCGATGACTCAGCAGCACTTTAAAGATGAGACCATGATCGACAACATCTTGCAAAAGTATGCTGAGACCGGTTTTTTGACTGATCCTTTTGCGCCGAAGCGCCCAATTCAGTTTGGCGACTTTTCTGGTGTCACAGATTTTCAGACTGCTCAGAATGCTGTTGCTCGTGCAACTGAATACTTTGAAAGCCTTCCGTCTCACATTCGCGCCTCTTTCAATAACTCTCCAGCTGAGTTCCTTCAGGCGCTCAATGATCCTGAACGGAGGAGTGAGCTTGAAGACCTTGGCTTTGTCGCTTCTGAAGAAGTTAAGTCTCCTGAGCCTTCTAAAGAACCTCAGCCTGCTCCAGCGACCGAGGTTAAACCGTCTTCTTCTGACAACAACGGGTAATTACTAATAACTCATATAAGGGATGGTTTCCATCCCTTCAAAATCCCTTCGATCGCCCGCTTGCGGCGATCTTTTTTTTCAGATATCTCAACGATTTGCGCACGGGTACACACCGGAACCAGTTACTTACTTGATGTAACTGGTTCCGGTGACACCCCGATGCACGTGCGGGTATCCAACGCACTGCTCGAATGTTTGCTTTCTCTTTGATTTGTGGTATATGCTTTGCCATACGGTGATAAAGCTTTTGTGTCTTTTGTTTTAGAGCCGTAGGCGATTGGTTCGATGTGAGGGCTTTCTGAACTGGTCGCCTTTTTTGTTATCTATAGCTATGGATTTTTAGATGTCATCAGTTAATCGTTCTACTCAGCATCT